AGACATTTATCAATTAGATGGTGGAACATTCACATCAAGAAAATCTAGTTTAACTGGAACGAATACAGATTATTGGACATTTACACAATTTGGTAATTATGTAATTGCTTCTAATGGAGTAGATGCTCCTCAATATTATTTAATGGGTACATCAACTAACTTTGCAGATTTATCTTCTATTGCAACAAGTGGTACTGTTCCAACATTTAAAGTTTCAGGTGTGATTAGGGATTTCTTAGTAACTGGTAATCACACAAATAATTCTAATAGAATTCAATGGTCAGGTATTAATGATATTTCTACTTGGGAAAGTGGAACTAAACAATCAGACTTACAAGACTTACCAGGATCTGGTGGACAAATAGTTCATATAACTTCTGGAGAGATTGGTTATGTATTTAGACAAAACCAAATAGTTCGATTAGACTATGTGGGTGGTGCAACAGTATTTAGATTATCAGTTATCTCACCAAATAGAGGAGCTGTATATGGAAGAACAGTTTGCCAAGATAATCGTAGAGTATTCTTTTATGCAGACGATGGATTTTTTGAAATCAATGGCGACCAAGTAATTCCAATCGGTGCAGAAAAAGTTAATAGATTTTTTGACACAGATTTAAACAAAGCATTTAGTGATAGAATATGTGCTGCTGTAGATCCATTTAATCAGTTAGCATTATGGTTATATCCAAGTGCATCCGACACTGCGAATACAACTGGTATTTGTGATAAAGTTTTAATCTATAATTATGCAACTCAAAAATGGTCAACTGCAGATGCTAGTGCTAGTACAATATTCTCACAATTTGTGGGAGCTTACACTGTAGAATTAATGGATATTATCTCTCAAAACTTAGATAGTATTAATATTGCATTAGATACTGATTTTTGGAATGGTGGACAATTATTATTAGGTGCAATAGATAGTAATTATAAAGCTGCTATTTTCTCAGGTACTGCAAATGAAGGAGAAATAGAAACTAGAGAATTAGAGTTGTTTCCAGGTTTAAGATCAAATATAATAGGTATAAGACCTATTGTAGATGCAGAAGCTACAGTAACTTTAAGTACCAGAGATAGATTGGCAGACAATCCTACAGAGTCAACAGTTTCTAGTATGAATACAACAGGAATTAATCCAGTAAGACAATCTGGTAGATATGTTAAAATTAATGTTAAAATACCAAGTGGTGGTGCTTGGAAAGATGCTCAAGGAATTGATTTAGTTGCATCAAGATCAGGGTTGCGATGACAGATAAAACTGATATAGATAATGTTAGATACAGTTTTGAAACTCAAGAGTTTTTCCAAAGACAAATTGAGGAAGCTATTAACGCATTAATAAACGAAAAAAATCAAGAAAATAACAAAGCCTTTTCTTGGTTCATAGGAGATTAAATGTCAGGCATAAAAGATTATTCAACAACCAATTTAAACAACACAACATTAAATGGAATTTCTGTTGCAGAAGGAATGTTACCTTCTCAACTTAATAATGCAATCAGAGCATTAATGGTTAATACCAGAGAATGGTTTAATGATAGTCAATGGGTTGAATATGGAGATGGCGATGGTGCTTACACAGGTGCTTATGCTTCAGCTACTTCATTCACAATAGCTGGTGTAGATGTTTCTGCAATTTACCATGAAGGAAGAAGAATTAAATTAATTGCTCCAACACCTGGAACAATTTATGGAACAATTAGTTCATCAACTTTTTCAACAGACACTACAGTTAATGTAACTTGGGATAGTGGTTCATTATCAAATGAAGCTATTACAAATATTTATATTGGTTCAATATCAAAAACAAATACTTCAATACCTACAGGTGTAATTACAACTGCTACATTAGCAGATGGATCTGTTACAACTGTAAAATTAGCAGACAGTGCAGTTACAACTGCAAAGATTGCTGATGCTAATGTTACTACTGCAAAAGTTGCAGACTCAAACATTACTACTGCTAAGATTGCAGACTCTAATGTAACTACTGCTAAAATTGCAGATTCAAATATTACGACTGCTAAAATTTTAGACGCAAATGTAACTGCTGCAAAACTTGCAAGTAATTCTGTTACAACTGCAAAAATAACTGATTCAAATGTAACGACAGCTAAAATAGCTGATGCAAATGTTACTAATGCTAAACTAGCAACTGATGCAGTTCAAACTTCTAATATTGCAGATGGAAATGTTACAGCAGATAAACTTGCAAACTCAAGTGTAACTTCTGCTAAGATAGCTGATGGTGCTATTGTTAATGTAGATATAAATGCTAGTGCAGCTATTGATGCAACTAAGATACATGATGGTACAATATCCAATACAGAATTTGGTTATCTAAATGGTGTAACAAGTGGAATTCAATCTCAATTAGATGCTAAACTTGTTAAAGCAAGTAACTTATCTGATTTAACTTCAGCATCTACTGCAAGAACTAATTTAGGTTTAGGTACTATTGCAACTCAAGCTGCAAACAATGTTAATATTACTGGTGGTGCAATTACTGGAATGTCTGCACCTTCTTCTGGTTCAGATGTAACTACAAAAACTTATGTTGATGATTTAGTTGCAGGATTAAAAACAAGAATTATTACTAGAGTTGCTACAACTGCAAATATTGATTTAACTGCAGACTTACAAAATGGTGATACTTTAGATGGTGTTACTTTAGCAACTGGAAATAAAGTTTTAGTTAAAGATCAAACTGACCAAACAGAAAATGGTATCTATATTGTTGTAGCATCAGGTACTGCAAGTAGAGATCCTGATTTTGATACAGTTGAAGAATTAGCTGGACAACTAGCAATTGTTCAAGAAGGTACTTCAAATGCAGATAAAATATATCTTTGCACAACTGACAATAGTGGATCTATTGGAAGTGTTAATATCGTATTTTCACAAGTACAACCATCATTCACAGGTACAGTAACTTCAGTAGCAGTTGCAGACGCAGGTTCTTCAGAATTTACAGTAACTGGCTCACCAATTACTTCATCAGGTACAATTTCTTTAGCAGTCAATTCAATTAATGCTAGTAAAATTGGAAATGGTGATGTAAGTAATACAGAATTGAGTTATGTTAATGGAGTAACCAGTTCAATACAAACTCAAATAGATAACAAGGCTTCAGCAGGATTTGCTGTTGCTATGGCGATAGCTTTATAAGGAGAAAATATGGCACAAGATTTTACTAGATACTCTACACAAGCAACTAACAGTGCTAGTACAGTATTTACAGCAAATTCTAATGATGCAGTAATTGGAGTAAGAATTGCTAACATATTAACTTCAGCGATAACTATATCAGTATGGATTTCTGAATCAGGAGTTACAGACAGATATATTGCAAAAGATTTAAGCATCCCACCTTCAAGTGCAGTTGAACTTGTTTCTGGTGGTGCTAAATTTGTAATGCAGAATACAGATGTTTTAAAAGTACAATCTGACACTGCTACATCTGCTGATGTTTGGGTTAGTGTTGTTGATTCAATTAGTGCATAAGGAGAACAAATGGATAGTTTATATAGTATAATTTATTTTGGTAATAAACCAGGAGCAGAAAGTATTTATACTCATGCTCAAGTTATTGATAACAAAAATATGGTTATTGAATCTGCAGTTCTTGCAGGTACAGTTACCTTTACTCAAACTGTAACAGTAACAGGAACATTGGTAATTATTTAATGAGTGAATTAAAAGTAAATAAAATATCACCCAGATCAGGAACTGATGTCACTTTAGGTGATAGTGGTGATACATTTACATTACCTACTGGAGTAACTTTAGATACTTCTAATAGTACAGTTACATTGCCTGATTCTTCAATTTCACTTGCTAAGCTAACAGCAACAGGAACTAAAGATGCTACAACCTTTTTAAGAGGAGATAATACTTTTGCAGAAGCTGGTGGTGGTAAAATTTTACAAGTTGTTCAAGGTACATTAACAAGTTCTTTTTCAACTAATTCAAGTTCTTTTGTAGCTACTGGTTTAAATGTTAGTATTACTCCATCATCTACAAGTAGTAAAATTTTTGTAACAACTTCTGGCTATTTAGATAGCCAAAATCCTGGTAGTAGTATTGCAATGGAAGCTACTATTTATAGAGGTGCAACAAATATAGGTGCTACTAATGGAATGATCTCAGCATATATTGAAAGTTCTAGGAATAGAACTAATGCTTCAATGTCTATCGTAGATGAGCCTAGTACAACTTCTGCAACAACTTATGAAGTATATATAAAAGCTGATGGAAGTACTTTTGATTATAATTCACAAAGTTCAAAAACAACAATTATAGCTATGGAGATAGGTGCATAATGAATATAGGAAACGCAATTTTAAAAATAAATCCTAATGCAGTATTTACTGTAAGAGGTAATGATATTGATACTTGTGAAATTGAATGGTTAGAAAATACTTCACCAATTTCAAAAGCAGATATTAAAGCACAAATACCAATAGTTGAAGCTGAAATAGAACAAGAAAAGCAAGACGCAGAAACTAAAAAAACATCTGGCAAACAAAAACTTTTAGACTTAGGATTGACAGAATCCGAAGTAAAGGCATTAATAGGAATATAATATGAGTAAAATAGAAGTAGATACAATAGCACCTCAATCTGGTACAACAGTCACTCTTGGTGAATCTGGAGATACAGTTAATATACCTAGTGGTGTTACACTAACTAATAGTGGTACTGCTACTGGTTTTGGTATCTCTTGGCAATCCGATATTAAAACTTCGGCTTTCACTGCAGTTGCAGGAGAAGGATACTGGATCAATACAACAAGTGCAGCTATTACAGTTACACTACCTGCCTCTGCTTCAGTAGGTGATGAAATTGAATTTACAGACTACGCAAGAACATGGGGGACAAATAATCTTACATTAAATCCTAATAGTTTAAACTACCAAGGAAACTCATCACCAAATCCAGTTTATGACACTAATGGTCAACATGTTAGAATAGTTTACTCTGGTGCTACTCAAGGTTGGATTCCAACAGTAGACGATGATGTTACTTTAGAAACACCACAAACTTATTCAGCAGATATATTAGTAGTAGCTGGAGGAGGTAGTCAAGGAAACGCATTATCTACTCCAAAACATGCTTCAGGTGGAGGTGGTGCAGGAGGTTATAGAACTTCAACATCAGGTTTAACTCCAGGTGCAACTTATACAGTAACAGTTGGTGCTGGAGGTGTTCAAGATGTAAGTGTTGGTAATGGTAATAATGGTAGTGATTCTTCTATATCAGGAACAGGAATAAGTATTACTTCTGCTGGTGGTGGTGCTGGTGGAGATGGTGTAGATACTGGACAAGCTGCTGTAGTCCAAGCTGGACAAGATGGTGGTTCAGGTGGAGGTGGTGGTTCTAGAGCTCCTTATACAAGTGGTGGTTCAGGTAACACCCCTAGTACATCTCCAAGTCAAGGAAATAATGGTGGTACAGGTGATAATGCTAATAGGACTTGTGGAGGTGGAGGAGGTGGTGCTGGTCAAACTGGTGCGAATGGAGATCCAGCTGGTAATTCAACTGGAGGAGATGGAGGAGATGGAAGTCAATCATCTATAACAGGAACTGCAACTTATTATGCTGGTGGCGGTGGCGGAGGTGCTGGTTATAGTGCAAATGATGGGAATGCTGGTGGAACAGGTGGTTTAGGTGGTGGTGGAAATGGAAGTGCTGTTGGTGTTGGAAGTAATGGAACTGCAAATACAGGTGGTGGTGGTGGAGGATCAAGAGGAGATTCAGGTGCTCCAGGTGCTTCAGGTGGAAGTGGAGTTGTTATTATAAGAGTAGCAACAGCAGATTATACAGGAACTACAACAGGAAGTCCAACTGTTACAACAGATGGTACGGACACAGTTATTAAATTTACAGGAGATGGGAGTTACACAGCATAATGGCACATTTCGCAAAAATAGGATTAAACAGTAAAGTAATATCAGTTCATTCAGTTCACAATAATGAATTGTTAGATGCTGATGGTGTTGAACAAGAAGTTAATGGAATTACATTTTTAACAAACTTGCATGGTTGGGCAATTTGGAAACAAACATCTTACAATAATAATTTTAGAAAAAATTTTGCTGGGATAGGATATACTTATGATGAAGACAGAGATGCTTTTATTCCACCTAAACCTTATAATAGTTGGGTATTAAATGAAGAAACTTGTAGATGGGAATCACCAGTTCCTGAACCAACATTGACACAAGAACAAATTGATAATAATAATTATTATAGATGGAACGAAACAAACCAAACATGGGATTTAGTATAATATGACTAGCATACTTAAAGTAGATACAATTCAAGATCAAGATGGTAATAATATTATCAACGAAAATGCTGGTACTATTACTATTGGTAAATCTGGTGATACTGTACAAGTTGCTGCAGGTGCAGAATTTGTAGGCGGTGGTACTCAATGGCAATCAACAATTGTTACAGGAACAACTTTATCAGCAGTAGCTGGTAATGGTTATTGGATTGATACAACATCTAATGCTTGTACTGTTACACTTCCAGCATCAGCAAGTGTTGGAGATACAATAGAATTTTCAGATTACGCAAGAACATGGGGAATAAATAATCTTACATTAAATATAAATAGTTTAAATTATCAAGGTGGAACTTCAAATCCTATTTATAGTACAAGTGGCTCTAGTATTAGAATAGTATATTCTGGTGCAACACAAGGTTGGATTCCAACAGATGATGATGAAGCAACTGATACACAATCATATAATATACAATATTTACTTGTTGGTGGTGGTGGAGGTGGTGGAGATGGTCATGCTGGTGGAGGTGGTGCTGGTGGATTATTAGCTTCAACATTATCTGTTGGTACTGGAATTACATTAACAGCTACAATAGGTGCTGGTGGTGCTAAAGGTTCAAATAATAATCCTGGTTCTGTGGGTGCAGATACTACTTTAACAAGTCCAGCAATTACAAACCTTACTGCTAATGGTGGTGGTTTCGGTGCTCATGAGGGTTTTGATGGTGGAGATGGTGGTTCAGGTGGAGGTGGTTCAGGAGATGGTGCTAGTACAGGACAACCAGGTGGTTCAGGAACTGCACCACAAGGAAATGATGGTGGTACAGGTTCTGCTGGAGGAGGTGGAGGTGGAGGTGCTTCTGCTGTTGGTCAAAATGCTTATTTCAATGATGGTGGAGATGGTGGAAATGGAACTGCTTCAACAATAACAGGTTCTTCAGTTACTTATGCTGGTGGTGGTGGAGGTTGTGCTTCTGGTTCTGGTAACACAGCAGTTGGTATAGGAGGAACAGGTGGTGGTGGAGATGGAGGACATGAAACTAGTCCAAATGCACAACCAGGAACTGATGCTTTAGGTGGTGGAGGTGGAGGTTCAAGGAGAGGAGATGCTGATGGAGGAGATGGAGGAGATGGAATTTTAATTTTAAGAATGGCAACAGCAAATTATTCAGGAACAACAACAGGTTCTCCAACAATTTCAACAGATGGCACAGATACAATTATTAAATTCACAGCAAATGGAACTTATACAACATAGGAAATTATTATGGCACATTTTGCAAAATTAGGAGTAGGAAATAAAGTTTTAACAGTTGAAATAGTATCAAATGACATTGCAACAACTGAACAAGCTGGTGTAGATTTTTTGAACAATCTTTATGGTACAAACGATAATTGGGTTCAAACTTATAAAGATAAAAGTTCAAGAAAAAATTTTGCTGGGATTGGTTTTAAATATGACCAAACTAGAGATGCTTTTATACCACCAAAACCCTATAAATCTTGGGTATTAAACGAAACCACTTGTTTATGGGAAGCACCTGTTGCAAAACCAGAATTGACACAAGAACAAATTGATAATGAAAATTATTATATTTGGAACGAAACAACAACTTCTTGGGAATTGACTAACTGATAATAATACTTTAGATATTATATTGGTGTGTTAAATGGAAAATAATCAAAACTCTTATATTCAAGATATATTTAAAATATCAATATATAAAAAATTTTTACCTTTAAATAATAAACCCATTAAAGAATATTGTTTAAATTTAAAAAAAGAAAACAAAGGTAGAATTAGAAGTAATTCAGGGGGTTGGCAATCTAATGACTTATCACATGAATCATTAAATGATTTATATTCTTGTATTAATATAATTGCTAACGATTTTGCTAAAGAATTAAATTTAAAAAAAAAATTATCTATTGATAATATTTGGGTAAATATTAATGGTTATAAAGATAGTAATAAAACACATTCACACCCACAATCTATTTTAAGTGGTGTATATTATGTTAAAACTCCTAAAAATTCAGGAAATATTTTTTTTAATAATACTAGTGATGATGTAATTCAACATAGTTGGCAAAAAAATCTTTTTAATAATTATAATTGTTATAATTCTCCTGAATGGTTTTTACCAAGTTTAGAGGGTTATATTTATTTATTTCCTAGCTGGTTAAAACATTATGTTGAACCTAATATGAATGAAAAAGAAGAAAGAATATCATTGTCTTTTAATATTAAATAACCATGAATAAATCTATAATACAAAATTTATTTCCAACTCCTATCTATATGACCAATATGGATAGACCTTTTACCAAACAAGAATTAAAATTTGTAGAAGAACAAAAGAAACATTGCACTAAAAATCAAGGAAATATTAATACAAAAGATAATTATATTTTAAATAGAAAAGAATTTAAAAATATTAAAAAGTTTATAGACCAATGTTGTAAAGATTATTTAGAAAGAATTATATCTCCCAAAAATAATATTGAACTTTATATCACTCAATCTTGGTTAAACTATACAGAAGAAAATCAATACCATCATCAACATTCACACCCTAACTCAGTTGTATCTGGTGTGTTATATTTTGATTGTGATAAAGAAAATGATAAAATTAAATTTACTAATTCAAAAGGCTATCAACAAATAAAACCAGAAATAGATCAATATAATATTTGGAACTCAGATACATGGTGGTTTGCTTTAGAAACAGGACAATTGGTTATGTTTCCATCATCCACTACACACCAAGTAGATACCAAGAAAGGTAATAATACTAGAGTAAGTCTAGCATTTAATACTTTCTATAAAGGTGTAATAGGTTCAAATAATAGTTTAACAGAGTTGATAATTTGATTTTATAGTGATATAAAAGAATTGGGAGAAGTTTCCACCACACCACAACTTCTCCCTTTTTAATATTAAATAAAAAATTTATGGCTAATA